CCTCCAGGCGGCGATGCTGTCGGGGCGGTTCGTTGTCCATCCGAGGGCAAAGCGCCTAATCGACGACCTCGGGAAGTTCGACGGACGCGAGGCCTCGGATCACAAGCACACGATCGACGCACTCAGGTATGCGTGCGAGCTCGTGACCCGCAACGCCTTCCGGCCCGCGCAACTCGTTCGCATCGGATAGGAGTGGGCCATGTACGCCAGCCAGCCAGTCCCCCAGCCGCCCGCTCCTGGTAATGTCGACGAGGCCCGCCGCGTCGAGCACCAGCGGCATCGCTACGCCATGATGGAGGGCCGCTGGGGTCCTCTCCTCGAGGCCTACATGGAGGCCCAGCTCGGGAGCGTCCGGCGGGCTGCGATGGGTATGGTGGACATCAGCTACTGCGCGCTCCGAACGACGAGCTACGAGCTCTCGACGCTGTACGACGCCGAGCCCGACATCCGGCACCATCAGATCGGCCCGAGCCCGAACCTCGAACGCCTCATCGGGAGCGCGGGCTCCATCGCTCGGTCGGGCCTCTGGGCTCAGATGTCGCGCTTCCAGGCCTATACGCTCGCCATCCGCGAGATGTGGATGCGGGTCGACATTGAGGCGGGCCGGCTCATCTACCGTCCCGTGGCGCCGCACATGACCTATGCCGAGAGCGACCCCGCGCGGCCCTCGGTCCCTCTCGCGTTCGGCGAGCTTCGCCTCCGCACGGTCGACGGGAAGCCGCTGTGGACCTTTGATTCGTGGGACATTCGCGACCCAGAGGCCCCGACCTACCGGGTCTATGAGGCGTTGGATGGGTGGAAGTTTGGTAGAGACTTGACCCGCGAGCTCTACGGCGCGACCTACGACGGAGCCGACTACCCGGCAGCATGGCGCCGCGCGAACGGTGCGCCGATCATCCCGGCCCAGCTCTACCACGCGAGCACCTACGCCGACCGGCTCTTCGACCCGTTCGCGAATATTGAACTGTATACTGGCTCTTTACAGTTGGGGCTCTTCTACAGTTATCTCGCCCATTGCATCCGAGACGCCAGCTACCCGCAGCGCTACGCGATCGGCGTCCGGGTAGCCGGGATGGAGTCGGCGGACCTCGGAACGCGGGCCTCTCGCTCCGAGGTTACGACGGACCCGACGACGATCCTCATGCTCGATCCGATCTCCGAGACGAGCCAGCCGATGGTCGGACAGTACCAGGCGGGAGCGGATGTCGAGAAGCTCGAGGCGACGATCGCCGCGGTTGCTCACCGACTCGCGACGGACGCGGGCCTCGCGCCGAGCGAGCTCCAGCGGACGAGCGGGTCGGCACGCTCGGGCTACGCCATCTCGCTCTCGCAGGAGGGCAAGCGGTCGGCGCAGCGGAAGTATGTTTTGCAGTTCGCCCAAGCTGACGAGGCGCTGATCGGACTGTCGGCGATTCTCTGGAACCGTTGGTCTGAGGCGAACAGCGCTCCGACCAACTACCCGGAGGGCGGCTACTCGATCAGCTACAGCTCCATTCCTCTCTCGGCAGACGAGCTCACCGCGAGGCGGGAGCATGTCCTCGCCATGCTCGAGGCGGGGCTCATGGACCAGGTGGAGGCGCTCCGTTTCGTCGGAGGCCTGACCGAGCAGGACGCCGTAGCGCGTCTCGCTGAGATCAAGGGGATGCGAGAGCGAGAGGCGCCGCCGACTGACCCCACGGAAGGAGCGTCGAGAGCCGCGGCGGCGCCCGAGGCCCCCGTATCCGATCCCGAAGCCGTTTCGGAGGCTGTCGACGAGCTGCGCGCCTCGGAGGAGGCGCTCGCGGGCCTGCTCGAGGGTGCGACCGGAGACACGGTGGATGTCCTCCGTGCCGTGCTCGAAAGCCTCCGCGAGGCTCGCGGCTACCTCACCGGCACCGAGGCCGAGGCCGTCGTCGAGCTCCCCGGCGAGGTGGAGAGCGAGGCGAGCGTCGAGGAGGACGGCTAATGCCGTTCGTCTCCGAGGCGCAGCGTCGGTATCTGATGTTGAACGAGCCCGAGGTATACCGCGAGTTTCGCGCGAAGGAGCGCTCGGGCGAGCTCGACCTCCGCCCGCCAGCGACGGTAGCCGCTGCCGCTCGTCGAGGCCTTGAGTTGCGCCGCGAGTACGGCAGAGGCGGCACCGCGGTAGGAGTCGCGCGAGCGCGCGACTTGAGCAACCGCCGCACTCTGTCGGTTGAGACGGCCCGCCGGATGCTGGCGTATTTCACGCGCCACGAGAAGGACCTCGACGCCCCCGCGGCAAAGGTGGGACACCCGGACTACCCGAGCGCTGGCCGCATCGCGTGGCTCCTTTGGGGCGGAGACGCGGGCCGCACATGGGCTCAGAAGATCGTGCGCCAGCAGGCGCGACTCGAACAACTCGCAAAGAAGGAGACAGAATGAGCGAGGAGAACCAGGAGACGCAGGACCAGAGCGCCGCAGCGGCGCGCATTCGACAGCTCGTGTCGCGCGTGAAGGAGCTCGAGGGCCGCGTAGCCGAGCTCGACCCGGTTGCCGCGCAGGCGGAGAAGTGGCGCCTCGCTGTCGAAGAAGCGAAGGCGACGAGCAAAGCGGAGCGCGAAGCGCTCCAGGTGGAGCGCGCGATCATCGCCGCGGGCATCACGGATGCCGAGGGCGTCGAGTATGTCCAGCACGCCTACTCGAAGCTCCCGAACGACAACCGGCCTGCGCTCGCTGACTGGCTCAGCCAGCGTGACGCGCTCCCTCGCGCGGTGCGCGCTTACCTCCCGGAGGCGCCCGCCGCCGCTGCGACGACGACTCCTGCCGCCGCGCCTGCTGCTCCTCCTCCGCAGGCGCCGAGAACCTCCCAGGGTACGGTCCCTCAGACTCCGAGCGAGCCCACGAGCTGGACGCCCGAGGCTATCGCTCGGCTCTCGCCCACCGAGTTCAAGGCGAACCGTGAAGCCATCATGGCGGCACTGCGCACGGGTTGACAGATTGTCGCAGGGTCGGTAGGGTTGTCGTGCGGGGCTCGTCCTCGCACGCGCTCGGGGCAAGCTCCCGTAAAAAGCGACAGGCGCGGTAACCTCCAGATGAAACAGGAGGCCCACCGTGGCCAACGAAGTCTACTACAGCGGCCTGACCAGCTCGGCCCGCGTCTCTGCCGTCCTCTCCCAGCTCATCGCCACCAAGCTCGCCGACACCGCGAGCCTTGTTGGCCACCCGTCGATCCTCCAGATCACCGCGCAGCCCGGCTCCACTGCCGTGCAGGTTCCGGTCATCTCCTGGGGTGCGGACGCGATGGCGGCGGTGGCGGAGAACGCCTCGGTGAGCAACACCGGCCTGACGACCGCCGCGGCGACGATCACCCTCGCCCGCCAGGCGCTCCGTCGTCAGATCTCCGACCTCGCCCAGGCCACCGCGCAGGGCGTTCCCCTCGATGTCACCCTCGAGAACATCGCGAACGACATGGTTGCCGCGTACAACAAGCGCGCCACCACCATGCTCACCGCGCTGTCCTCTGGGTTCTCCAGCTCGGTCGGCTCGACGGGCGTTGACCTCAGCGTGACCAACTTCTACGCTGCGATCTTCCAGCTCCAGCTCACCGCCAACTCCGGCCCCTTCGTCGCCGTTCTGCACAACCAGCAGATCAACGACCTGATGAGCTCCCTGCGATCCGAGTCTGGCCCTGGCCAGTACCTCGCGGCTACCCAAGAGATGCTCATGGCGAAGGGTCCCGGCTTCAAGGGCAACCTCTTCGGCGTGGATGTGTTCGGCTCCAACACCGTCGCGACCGCGAACGCCGGTGCCGACTACCTCGGCATGATGTTCGCCCCCAACGCGATCGGCATGGCGGTCGCCTCCGTCTCCCCGATCGTCGGCGCGACCACCGTGCAGCCGGCCTCCCCGGTGACCGTCGAGTTCGAGCGCGACGCCTCGAACGGCTCTACGATCGTCGTGGGCTCCGTCCTCGCTGGCGTGGCCGAGATCGACGACGCGAAGGGCGTCGGCATCCTCTCCGACTTCTGATCGGAAACACACGACGCCCGCGTCAGTGGTTAGACTACTGGCGCGGGCGTTCGTGCGTCTGCACATAGGAGCATCATGGCGGCGACTTTCGGCAGCGCGGGACAGGGCAACTACAGCGGGCAGGCGGCGAGCAAGCCGGCAGCGATGAAGGAGCTCGTGAAGCTCGAACCGATCGCGCCCTGGTGGTACATCCACCACCCGGCTCGCTGGACCTACCGCGACGGCGAGTGGCTCCCGTGGCTGTCTGAGCTTCGCGCCGATCCCGGTGTCGCGAATGTCGACCGCTCGGGCGCGATGGATATGGCCGAGGTGGTCAAGCGCCGTCAGGGCTGGACGCTGATCCCGTGGGACGCCGAGGCCGGCGGCTACTGCATCGCCTACGAGGGCGTGGCCGGCATGGTGCATCTGAGCAAGTGGCAGCGCCCCAAGCTCGTCGCCGGGCAGACCCGGATCGAGAGCGACGAGGTGGGATACTGGGAGTTCTGTCGCCGCCTCGTCTCGGACGGCTACATTCAGCTTCCCGATCCCGACTTCCTCGAAGTGCAGATCGACCGGCAGGCGAAGAAGGTGGACGAGTGGCGCGAGAAGGCGCCGAGCTCGCCGTACCACCGTGACGCACTCGCCGTCGAGGAGGCCCTCCTCGAGGGGATGAAGAACGCGAAGGAGCGCCTCTACAACCCTGCCGCCGCTGCCGCTGCGGAGGACGCGCTCTCCGTCGAGGCGCCCGTCGTCGCGCCCAAGCCTCGCCGCGGTGGCCGCGCGTGAGCGAGATCAACGGCTACCGCGAGGCTATGGAGCGGATGCAGCGGCAGCTCCGCGAGTCTGGCATGTCGCAGGACAAGGCCCGTAAGATCGCCGAGGACACCGCTCGCCGCGCTGACCAACGCGAACGGGATAAGCGCAAGTAAGGAGGTCGGAGATGTCGCTCGCCGAGACTGTCTACTCTGCCCGTTTCCGCACGAGTGAGACGATCGAGCGCGGGCGCACGCAGATCCTGTCGTGCCCCACCTCTCGCGCGGGCGCGACGGCGACTCCGACGAGCGGCACGATCTCGATTTACCGACCTGACGGCACGGCCCTCGTGAGCGCGCAGGCCGTGACCATCCCCGGCGGTGGGGTAGCGCAGTATTCGCTGGCTGGCGCGTCGACGACGAGTGAGGCCCTCGGGGAAGGGTGGCTGATCGAGTGGTCGCTCGTCATGCCCGACACGGTGAGCCATACCTTCCGGCAGGATGCGGCCCTCTGCCGGCGCCAGTTGTACCCTGTCATCTCGCAAGACGACCTGACGCAGCGGCACTCCGATCTTCCGTCCATCCTCGGGAGCGCCGCGAGCTATCAACCGTATATCGACGAGGCCTGGTGGACGATCGGTAACCGCCTCATCGCTGCGGGGCGCCGGCCCTACCTCGTCATCCAGCCGAGCGCGCTCCGCGATTGTCATCTCATGCTGGCGCTCCATCTCGTGTTCCTCGACTACTCGACGAGCGCTGGGGACGGGGGCCGCTGGCAGGCGCTCGCCTCGCACTACCTGACGACCTACGAGCAGGCGTGGGGACAGCTTCGGTTTAGCTACGACGAGACGGATGAGAACCGGATCGACACGAGCAAGCGCAAGGGCGCCACCTCGCAGGTGTGGACGAATGGCCGCGGCCTGAGCGCTGCACCGTGGGCGCGCTATGGCGGCTAA